ATGAACGGCACGATCAACGTCAAGGAGAAGACCTTCATGTACAACAATGAGGAGTACTACATCCCTGATGACGTGCTGCGTGATGCCGAGAAGTTTTATCAAGCAATGAACAAGCGTGGCGAAGACGAAATCGACGCCATGATGGGAGACGATGAGGATGGGTATGTCGGCGACGCTGTTGACACCTACCTTCATGAGGAGTGGAAGAACTACCAACACCGTCTCGTGCCAACGGGACGCAAGAACCGCCCTGAAGCGGCTTCTCTGGTGACAGAGGAGTCAGCCGTTGATGTCATGAAGGCGGCCCTGAGTAAAATCACGGGCATGCTGGGTGACATGGGCGAGGCTGTGAAGGCGTTGGTGACTTCCAAGACCACCACACCGTCCGAAGTTTCGGCCCCGGAGAAATCTGAGGGACCAGCAGAGACGGTCACAGCCCCCCTGGAAACACGGGAGGCGATGGTTGATCACCATAATCAAGTTCGTAGCGAGAAGAAACCCGAGGCCCTTGCAGTCTTGGTGAACCCGGATGGCACTGGTGCAGACTATGCCCATTCGCCCCTGGCCACGTTGGTGAGTGGCTACTGGTACACCCCGAGACACGTTGCTGTTGTCGAGGGCACGCGATGGAATGTGAATGGGAAGATTTACAGCGCGGAGAAAATTCACAATTATGAACACGCTGATGCGACACGGTTCATTCTTCGTGGAACTGATCCCAAGAAGAGTCTGTACACTCCCTCTGGCTACAGTGCCTTGAGGATTGATCAGATGAATGTTGCCGGTGTGATGGTTCAGAAAGACCCGACTTCAAACCCGGGCGTCTGGCGATTGCACACGCGCACTGGAACCATTAAAGGCAACAGCCTGCACAGTTTCAACACCATTATGGGTGACTGTGGTGGTCCCATTCTGATTGGGAACAAATTCGTTGGCATGCATGCTGGGAACACTCTGAGTGGCGAAACCTCGGAGAATTTCTATGCGGCTGTCAGCGGGACTGAGAACGTTGCCGGAACGGGCACCGTCCTCCAGTTTTTTCTGCGTAAGTGAGTCGCCCATGTGGGCGCCGGTAGAGTGGAGTCGCTTACCGACGCCGAGCACAGACCGAACGCGACTCATAGGCAAAGTACGTGGATATGTTGGTGTCCCCAAACCGATGACATGTGATCCTGAATTTTCGGAGCTACAGGATCTTGCGGTCGGCTATGGGATGGCTAAACTCGGCCCACAAGCTCTTGACGATTACGTGAGTAAGTGTAATCGCCAAATCCCAGAGCTGCCCTCGTGGATGGACGATAAGTTCATGAGGGATGCCGTAGATTTAGCCTGGAGCAGGTTACCCTGGTCGGGACAGGTCACGCCCTACCGGAGGTTCGCTCCCGTGTGTCATGAAGACGCACTAGGTCAAATGAAGCCGGAATCAGCTCCATTGTTCCCATTTCAAGACTATCAAACTAAAGGGAACTTTTTGACTGCTGAGAACCAATTCAAACTTGATCGAAACTTTTTGAACACTGAAACAAGTCCAGTGTTCACCACCACTACCTTCAAAGTTGAATCTTTACCAAACGCTACTATCAAGCGTAAGGGAGGAAGAGTGCTACGTCCGGTCAATGTGGACTTTCTGTACAAACAAATCAGACTGTTCCTCACTGGCACGAAAGCGCATCTCAACTCAGATTACCCTAGGCATTTTGTGCTTGGGGGCTTTGATGAGTTTCATGGTGGATGGGATAGGATGCAC